GCATATTTTCGCCATCTTTAATTTCTACCAACCCCATAAAGTGTATTCTTTCACAACCATATCTAGCTTTACCATCATCGAATTTAAAACCAAATGGATTATTTCTAGGAACAAAAGTATAAATAGTATCCCCTACATCATCTGTTATTGTATTCAACTTAGCATTAAGAATAAAGTTTGATGAAGTTGAACTGAAATAGTTAGGGGCTAGGATAGATGTTAAAGTATTTCCTGCATATCGGTAACCTTCAAATAATTCTTCTTCAAAATATAATCTTAGTTTAAAAGAAGCTTCTGTACCTATAGCTTCAAAATGAAATTTACTAAAATAAAAATCAGGGTCACCTGTAGTGATTCCTGTTGTATCATAACTTGCGATATCGTTTAAATAAGTAGTAAGTTGTGTTAATGTAGTAAATGCAGATGGTGGTGTAATTAAAATTGCAGGGTCAATTGATTTAAACACTAAAGCTACTTGCCAATCACTATATGCCATGCCGTTTAAATCAGCTAAATCTACAAAATCATATGATTGTAAAAAATTCACATCTTCAAAAGTTGTGTTAGTTGTAGCTGGTTGTACGAAGTTGTTTCTATCATCAATATCATAGTTAGCTGCTTTATATAATAATTTCCAATTAGCACCATCGCTGATTACTACAATATACTCATCCTTAGTAAATAACACTACAGATGATTCACCGTTAATAGCTTCACTGCCATTAGTATCTAATACAACTAAACCTGCAGAAGCATCTGCTTTCTTTATTACACAAACTCTATTAACATTGTTAGCAGCTATAGGTAATGTGATAGTTTTATTTGTAGAACCTGTTGTTACTATTATACAACCATAACCATCATTGTCTAGCATAGTGTAGTCAAGTGTTGTTTCAAGTAGCTTACTATATGCACCTATACTTAAGTTAGCAAAGTCTACCCATTGACTAACGGTGTTAAAGAACCAGTTAAATTCTTGTGAAGGAGGCCGTTCTGAAGCTAGCCAGCCTGCTAGTTTTTTAGCATTACTTGGCTCTACTACTTCTAAAGAAGGTGCTGACCAGTCAATTGTTTCAATCGGTTTATTACTCATAACTACCTCTATTATTTATATTAATTTATATAAGGAAAAGCTTAACTTATTAAAAAGGCCAACTTCCCGCCTGTGATACTTCTGTTTTGAATAGGATCAGTGATATCTCCATACGACCTACAAGCAAATACAGCAGTGCCATCAAACACTGTTTCTTCCTCATTAGTAGGCCAGGTAGGCTCTATGCTCCCACTAATACCTGTTGTGATACACTCATACCAGTAACCATTAGGTGTTGTAGGAATTACTATACTAACTTGATAAGGACTAGTTGAGGGATAATCTCCTGTCTTGTAATAATTAGTGAAAGGAGTCCATGGCGTTAAAGTAAGTGTAGTATCACCAAATCCGGATAAAGCAGGATCTGCAGGCCCTGCAAAAGCAAATGTGTTCTCTACCCCAATAAGAAACTTTTCTGATATACAATAAATATAACTAGCTAGAAATTTCTTAAAGTTAAGTAGTGTCTCCTCGTCGAATATATCTGAAGAATAAGACCAGGAAATATCAAAGCTTAGGAAATCATTAGGATCTAGACACTTCCATGTGATTGTATTATCTGTAGTAAACGCTGCAGGTGTATTATTCCAAGCAGGTTCAGTAAGCCCACTAATACCTGCTACATCACATTCATATATGTAATGTAACCCGTTTCTAGTATCATGTAGTGCATCTGGGATAATATCTGGAAGTAATCCCATAACATGATCACCCTCTGTATAAGCCTTACCTGCAACCCAGTACTGGAATTTACTTCTTGAGTCTTGGTGAGTATTCCATAAATCTACCCAGCTAGAAACATTAGCGGTTCCTCCTAGTAATTCAGCACATAATACTAATCCCTGAGTAGTTCCTTTTAATGCACTTATTAAAGGCAAGAATGGGACTATCTTTTTAATCAGGTTATCTGTCAATTCTAGTACATTTATTAAACTAGAGTACCCTTGTTCTTCTATTAAAGCCTTAATAGCATTTATATCCATATCTTCAGGTGTTTTAACTTTATTAAATACATCTTTAAATCCACTATATCTCTCATCTATGATATGATCAAGTATTTCACAATATTTAGTATATAAAGGTATCGACCTTAAGTTTTCAGGTAGATATAGTATTGAACTATACATGCTTTAATAACCTCATTGTTTTTTCTTCTTGTCCTAACGCTATTCTTAACGATCTGTCAATTGATAGCTTATCAGAAACCTGCAATTGCATTACATATACAATATCTTCTACAGCAAGCATTTTAGCAGTATCTTCCTCTGTTAAATTATATTTCTTTACTACTTCTTTTAAAAACGTTCTAACTTTCTTAGCGTCTCTAAAAGATTCTTTGTACTTATTTATTTGATCTAAAGTCATAAATACCTCCTTACATTATAATAAGATCTGATGTGTTTAAATCAACCACCACATAGTCTTTCCAATTTAGTGAGAAACTTCCGTTTTCTAAAATAGCATAACAAGTCCAAACAACGGACCCATCTATTGTTGTCGCACCTACTGTGTAATTAAAACTAGGAGCAGAGTTGTGACTAGTCCCAGATGTCGTACATACAAAAACTCCTGTTTGATAGATAATCATATCATTAAGATAGTAAACCTCTGAGTCTTTTCTAGTATCTTCATATCTACATGCTTTAACATATTCTGTATCATTATTCTTTACATCGGCTATCAATCCTTCTATTTCATATAAATCAATCTTAGCTTCTAATTTTCTCATGTAATTATTAATTACACCTTGTGCTTGAGTAAGTATATCGTATTGATTTGTTGATTTTAAAAACACCTTGAACTTTAACATCAAATTATACCGTACAGGATCTGTAATAAGAGGTGCAGGGATACCTAAAGCAGCTCTTCCATATAACTCACTTATATACTCATCTTTCTCACCTGAAGTAAGGAGAGAATCATCAGATAGTACATAACTAAGCTCCACTAGTGCTACTGCTATATTTTGGTAATTCACTGATGTAAAGTTTGAGTTAAGAGAAGCGAATGCTTTTATATAATCTTCTCTAGCTCTTATTAGATTTTGAGTCTCATGGTAGAAAGGAGCATTTACTTTTATATCTTCTTTAGATTCCTTGTTTATATTTGCTTGAAGTATTCTAGTGTACCTAGAAATCCACTCAACTCCTCCATCTGTTGTTAGTTGGTTTATCTCTGTATTCCAAGTAGGTTCACTTCCTGCACTAGTTCCTGGACTGAAGCATTCAAAATAAGTTGACACACCAGATGACGACGCTTTAACAATATCCCCTGCCTCATAAGACGTATTGTCAGTTCTAGTAACTACACCACTCACATCTAGCGTATTTGTAATAAGGCTTCCATAGTCAAAGACTATATCTGAAATATTTGTGATATCAAGGACTTTATTTTCTATGAAATCTAATCTAATTACGCTGCCTGCATTATATGAAAGATCTTTAACGGCAAGCCACGTAACAGTACCATCTGATAAGGAACCTCCCTCTATTACAGAAGACCAATTAGGCTCTATCCCTAGAGAATTAGTAGTACCTGCTATTTCACACTTGTATATTAATCCAGTAGATCCTGTACTGGGTATACAAAACTCCCCAATTTCTTTCCTAGTGTTACCTACCCAAGAAACTTGGTTTCTATATCGGTTGAAACTTTTTATATCTACATTACCGTATACATTTGTTAGTGCGACAAAGTAGTCTTTTATAAGATCGATATTAACATTACTCAAATATACTTCTTTGTCATCCACATAAACACAAATATCCTGTGTACAAGTAGTTTCAGTAAATCTAAAAACTTGAAGGTCTGGTGAATTAGCTATAAGTTCGCTAGATGCAACATTACCTGCTATGCACTCTATCATTACAGGATATCCACTTACAAAGCTCACTGAAGAAGCTATTACTAGATCAACATCTTTTACAGTACCTATGGTTGAAAATTTAGGTAGTGTAATAGTTGAGTTAGGTATCACAACTAAAAACAAATGAGGATTACTTCCTCTAAAAGAGGAATACCCTAACATTTGTCCACCTGCTATAACAGAACTTTCATTCTCTGCATATAAGAGATAATTTTCCCTCCTAGCAGATATTTCTTTGAAAGCTAAATAAGTAGAAAAACCTGCCATTAATTCATAGATAGTTCTGCCTGTTGAAGATTCAAAATGGTCTTTCCATGATAAGTAATCAGGAAGGGATCTTAACCAGGTTTCTAAGTCGTTTCTTATTGATGCGAAAGAAACACTAGCCGGATTTATGATCATATTTGTTGCCATTATTAACTCCTTGAAATTGATCTATTATATGTACGGCTTAAGCCTGATGCTATAATTTTAAAAGTAATACTTAAAGTGTATGAGTTACTATCTATATCGTAAGATATAAAAGAAGCCCCTGCATTGATTTCAATCCTAGGTTCATATAGGGCCACAATATCAGATATGTCTTTTATAAGTATAGCTCCTTCTGTAGGATCCATTAATTCAAATAATCTAGCTTCTAAATCCAAACCATAATCAGGAACAAACCACCTCTCAGTAGGCTTAGTAAGTAGTATATTATCTAGAGCTTGTATAATAGAATCTTCATCTGTTATGATTGGATTTCTATTTGGGTTTTGTGTGTTTAAATCACTATATATAGCCATTAGTTCCCTACCTTGTGTTGTTCTGATGCCAAATCTGATTCTGTCGGATCTGACATGGTTTCGTTAGGAGCAGGCACATCAGCCGGGGTTGCTGTAGAGCTAGTCGTCACGGCTAATGCCACTACAGCAGGAGGTGGGTGGGTATGGTCGTTAAATACTGCGTTGATTTCGTTCTTTACCCAATCAATAAGTTTCTTACTCATTACTATGTATTCACTACTGTTAGTGCCTATCTCTATATGTCCATCTGGATGTATCACGATATCTGTACCTGCGTTATGGGTGAAGTTTACCTCACCTGTTGTTTTATTTAATTTAAATAAATTACCTTTACTATCTTTAAATCCATATACATTAGGATAGTCTGAGTCAAAAGAAGTGTTCTTAGTTGCTTTAGTTAATATATTTCCCGAATAAAAAGGAGAGTAAATATCTCTAGTAGGAAAAGAAACCACTACATAACTTCCTATCTCAGGAATAGATAAGAACCCACTATTATTACTTCCACCTAGAAAGTTGGACTGCATAGCTGTTATCCAAGGAAGATTTGTCACATCTTCATACAACCCAAATACTGTGCACTTTATTCTACCTATTTTTTCAGGATCGTTATTATCAACTACAGTTCCCAAATGGATATTATCAAAAATATTATTAAAGTTATTCGTATTGGAATTTTCATCTATAAGTAACATTACCCTAAAGCCCCCTTTTGATCGTTCATAAATTCATTACATAAAGTTACTGTAGTAGTAAGAACTTTATTCTGTATGCATCTACTAACTTTACTTACTAGATAAGTACCACTCTCGTAAGGAGAGCTAATGTGCTTATCTGATATAGTTTCACTTTCATAATATACTAGATCTAACACCTTGATTGGAAAGTAGAAGTTGTTGCATTCTACTGTTTGTATTCCTCCTTGTAGGAGGTTAAGCTGTGCTAGATTCTTAAGGTAAACACTTTCGTAGTTAGCATGCTTGTTACTTGTATTAGTAAATCTAGGCAGTACTTGTTGTGTCTTGTTACTAGTATCTCTAGATAGAGGAGATATACTCATGTAGTTCTTTACTGTTACACTAGAGTCAGCAGTAGTTCCTTGTATTAAATCAATGGATTTAAAAGTCTTATCTTTAGTTGTCACATAAGAATTGTAACTTGATATATTAGAGTATAAACATCCCTGATACTGAAGTACTTTATTGTTATCTTCTTTAGTCTTACTTTTCTTGAAAGTAAAGTCTCTATCCTTTCTATTTAAGATCTTTTTTAAATCTCTAAGTAAAAAGTTTCCTTGTGTATCTATTCCCATAAGCATTTGAGAGTTAGCTATATAAGATCTTAAAAACAAATGTTGCACAAATTCCCTGTCAGATACAGAACACTGCCTCCAAACCATCGAGTCAGAAGATACCTCATTGTTCTTGTTATGCCATTTAAATGAAGAAACCACTTCTTTAATAGCTAATGCAGAAGTTTTATTTATATTTCTAACCTTGGTTTTATTAGCATATGTATTACTGTGGCAAACGCCAGATAAATATACATCACAAAAGGGATAGTTACTTCTACTAGTCTCTACTTTTACTATGTATAGTGTTATCGGGTCGCTCATCTCATTATCTATACCTATATTAATAACTAGTGAGTTTCCTATATTCATCAAAGCAAGTATGTTTTCATCCTTAGTAACAAAACCTAGTTCAAAAGTAGGTAAAGCCCCCGTAGCATATTCTTCTATTATAAACCTATGAAGATCATCTAATAGGATAAAATCTGAGTATTTTCCTAGTTTAAAACTGATTTGAAACTGGTTGTGTAGAGTTATCATTGATTAGCACTCTCAAGCGTTTTTAACGTAAAAAGAAATTGTTCTAAGTCGGATAAACTAGGATAAAGTAATAAAGTACCACCTGGGATATTTTCAGGCTCAATTAAATTATTATATACTAGTAGTATCCACCAATATTGAACATCTCCATATATCTCATAAGATATGAGATCTATTCTATTTTCTGAAGATGTAACTACATAACTAGATTGGTTAGGTAACTTTCTCACTTCATTTAAAAAATAACTCGTCATTGGATCATAGTTATCTGTGAGATACTCTATGAATTTAGAAATATCATATCTATCTATAGTATCTAAGTCAGTGTTTATATAAAACATATCACTCATTAGTTCTTTCCTTGTTGTCTTTCACTTATTACATTCACACTTGAATTGTATTTATTTATTTTAGCTTTACTTAATTGATCTATAAATACATCATCTTCTCCAGTAACATTAGATAAGTAATCTCCTAAAGATCCTCTCTCTTTCAATCCCTGGAACCAACCTTCAACATCCTTTGCAGTTACTAGTGTCCTGGGCTTCAAACTTATACTTCCTTTAGCAAAAAGAGGCTGGCCGGTAGTAGTTACTTGCTTAGATATAGTAAATTCTGTACTTGTTATTAATAAATCTGATGCATAAAACCACTTACCTACCCTTAGATCTACGCCCCTCATGAAATACTTAGGAGGGTATATTAATTGCACATTAGCTGCGCTCCCTAATCTAGGTTGACAAGCTGAAGTTAAGAATCTTATAGTCTCATTTACATTCACATCTTTATTTGTAGATACTAGTACTACAGGAATAGTAAAACTAGGCTTCTCTGTTCTATCCCAAATTTCTGTGCTGAATATAGTACCTCCAAAGTTAGTTCCAGCTGGAGGGATGTATCCTTGAACATTTCTTATAATAGAACTCACCGTCCCGCCAAAAGATTGTTCTAATGCGCCAGCTAGTACATTTGCTCCTGTGCTGAAATGTCTCAGTTTAGTTATAACATCTAATTCATTAATAGGAGAAGAACTCACAGAAGTAGAGATTTTAAAATCCTCCACTATAAATCCAGATACAGACCTAATAGATTCTCCTGATGTTTTATTGAATATTATAGTAAAAAAATTATTTTCTACTTTATTTTCTGCGCCTATAGTAGCTGCTTCTGTATTTACTTTAGATAGGCTTATCATTATTGATATCCTCCTGATGTTTTGCTACTCTTAGCCATCGGATCTAATGTCCTGTCTTTAGGAGATCCATTGTAGTTTACTATCAACCCGTTATTCCCACCTTGAGAAGAGCTTACTTGTTGTGAAGATGCTTGTTTATTTCTACTTGCCTCTCTAGATCTTTCCGCTTTTTCTTTTTCAAGTAGATTACTTTTTTCTTCCACAGGCATTACTTTTCCTGCTATAGCTCCTCCACCATATCCTCCTGCAACAGCGCCTACTACAGACCCTACTGCTGTACCTACTCCTGGAAGAATGGTAGTACCAACAGCAGCTCCTACTCCAGCACCTGCCATAGCACCTAGAGCAGATCCTCCAGAAACAGCTAATGCATGTTTGATAGATTCTTTAACATCACCTGTCTGTGTGTATGCATCTATAAATTCTAGTGCAAACGTAATCAAAGCACCTGCTATACCTCCTAACTTAGCTATACCTTTCATAACAGTACCTGCTCCAGGTATAGATTTAGATACCCAAGAAGCAGCCTTACCTAGCATAGATCCTTTGCCTCCATCTGATACCACTTCTGCAGCCTTTAGTACAGGTGAGATAGCTTTAGATGCAGCAAAACCTATTCCTGATCCGATAACTCCATTTTTCCCACTAGATATTTTATCTTTATCAAATAATTCATTTACTATTTGTTTAACTGTCTTAACTATTATAGGGATAAGTATAGCACCTAGTAGCATTATTTCTGTAGCTGAGCTAAGGAAACTTCCTGTACTTTGAATAGCTTTACCTACAGATATAGGTTCTTTCTTATTTTTAGCTTCAGCTTCTATTATCTTAGTCTTCTTAGCTTCATCTTTTCTCATCTCTTTTTTGATAGCTATATCTTGAGCTGTAGATGTTTTAAATACTTCTAATAAATTATTTATATTTATAGACTGTTCTCTTGAAATATCAGCGGGATCTGCTGCAGCTAAAATCGATTTAATTTCTTTCTCAAACTGGCCTGCATTTCTAATTTTAGAAACTTTTCTTAATTCTGATTCCGTAAGAATATTAAAATCATTAAATATGCTCATAATACTTTCTCTGCTTTCTTTTGATAAAGTAGATAAAGCATCACTATACTGTTGTGATCCTTTATTAAGATCAGATATAGATCCTTTCACTATGTCAATATTTTTAAGACTTTCTAAAGCTTTAAAAGACTCTGCTATCTTTTCATTACTATCTATAACTTCATCTAAGACACTTTGTTGAGCTAGAATAGTTTCTGAAGAAGCTCTAGCAGCTGAAAGTAGACTTTTGTATTCTTGTTTTAGCGATTTAGATTCAGGAGATTCTCTATAAGCAATCTTATTTACTAATTTTTGAGTATAAGCTAGTGAGGAATTAACCGCTTGCGTAATTAATTCATCTGCTGTAGGTATTTTAAAATAATCTTCTCTAGCCATTCTTTGCCTCCATCAACTCTTCTAACATATTACTTAATCTTCTTACCTCTAGATAATCTAGACTTTCTATTCGTTCCAGACTTGCTATCCCCTTTATCACCAAAACTAATTCCATTTGTATTAGTGTTTGGATCGGGACGAAAGGGAGCGATGAGTACATCGCTATCCTCCTCAATACCTATAAGGTTCACTTCTTTGCAGTGAGGACATATTAAAGATATTGGTTTTATTCCGTGATACAAATATTCACCTACTAGTTCTAATATAGCATAATCACTATAAGATAAGGTTTTAAGCATTTCCGCTTCTTCCTTGACTTCTTCTATAGGTATGCCTGATTGAATCGCTAATATCGCATATAAATCATTAATTAATTCATGTTTAAATAAATCTATTGCCTGGCCTACAGTTAGAGGTTTGTAAACCTTATCTCCAAATGAATAAGTAGCTATAATTGGGAACTTAGGAGCTATAATATCCACAAATTCTATATTTCGTAGATCTTCAGTACCTTCAGCTTCTTTACCACAATGTTGACAACCATACCTAGCTGTGAATTTCTTTTCAGCAAATGTGTTTAAGTTTCTCAATAAAGCAATATAAGTAAAGTCACATAACGTAAGATCTCTACTATCCATGCCTTCTACTGTGATACCTTCTAGCAACCACTCAAACTTAGCAACCAAATCAAATGCACTCTGGGAATACTGCTTAATCTCTCCAAATGTAAATGGAGTATAACTAATTCTCACATTTTCTGGATAAGCCTTAAATTGTGATGGTAATTCTTTTGCAGTTAAATGAAATACAGGAAGATAACTCTTCCCATCAATTCTTCCTTGCTTTAATTCCTTTACGTTTTTTAATAACACCTTTCACCCCTTAACTAAATCGTCTTACTGCCCCTAACCCCTTATTCAATGCCACATCTATTCTTGGAGATTTTTCTGATATCCTCTCTCCATCTTTAACTATTTCTGCTTTAACAAAACTGATATTATAAGAAGGTAGTTTGTCATCACTATCTCCTTTATAAGATAACTTACCCACAGGATAAACATAGTACACACTTTGCTCTATTGTATTGTATCTGTTATCTAACTTATTCACTGTCATCATCTTCATACACTCACCTAGTGTCTTAATAGCTAAATTAGCATAGTTCATAGGCTTGGCTCCATTAGCCTTGCTGTAGTTATCTGTGGTGTAGTTTAAGATATCATTCATCCAAGATCTTACCCAGTGATACATAGAGCTATTGATATCATCTATGAAAGTAATTGAACAATTTAACTGTTTAGTACCACTAGGAATAACAAGCTGAGTGTAAGCTAGATCAATTGAGGTAGTTTCTATATCAGCTACCTCATCTTCAAAATCCACTATAGGACACCAACTTGGATTTACCCCTTCAAAAGGCAAACTCCCAGCACCCTCACTTATTAAACTATCTATACCTGATTCTGCAAGTAATCTCTTACTTGCATTGGTACCTGTTTCTTTTAGGTAATCTCCAAAACCTCGGCTAACGGTTTTTGCATCGGCTTTAGGAATTTCATTGAACTGGATATCCCAGAGATATGACCTTCCCCACTCCACTGCTCTTAACTGATTTACGTTATTTAGTTTAGCCATATTATTTTAACCACTCCATGGATCCTTCTGGAAGAAACGAAGAAGCTGTTTTTATACTTTCTTGAGTTATACCTAGAGCATCTACTGGCATTTCTTTAAAGTAGTCATACTTTAATCCTATAGTAGCTGTAAGTATTTCATTTTGAGTACCTAGCCCGTCTTTCTTATAAGAAGATAACACAGCACCAAACAAAGTGAATGTTCTTATCATCTTATCTTTATTATCAAGTAAACCTATAGACACTATAGCGTCTACTAAGTTTTTATTATTACCTCTCATAGTCTCTGGTTGCATTAAAGCTTGTTCCCATTGTGAGAAGAAATCTAATATGATACCATCGGCACTGATAAACATTTTCATGCTGATCTCACCGGAGTAATCTACTACACCAGGCCTAACTGTTTTAAACTGTCTTATTTTTACATCTTGAGTCTTGATATCTGTATTTGGAATATCAGTGCTCTCGCATCTTAAATTCATATCTCTAAGAGGATTTATAAACGCAGCTCCAGCAATAGGAAACTTTAGAAAATGTAAAACCCATTGGTGTTTCAGTATAGGTTGATTTAAAGAACGTAATTCATTTATTGTTGGTTTCACTTGATAGCCTCTTGTTTCTTTTATAAAGGAAAAGCAAAAGAAGCCTAAGTTTAGTGGTCTAATTAATGCCTAGGCACATTAATCAGGAGCTAGAAGGGTGAGAGCTACAAATGTAGCTCTCAAGGAAAGGGGGTTATATAATCAACAAGGAATCGTTAAACTGTTCCTTCTTTGAATGTATCGTAAGATACTTTCATTGAAGCTTCTATAAAAGCATTTTCATTAGTTGGTTGCCCTGGTTCGTAATCCACCAAGAATGCGCCTATTAATTCGTACTTGTACACAGGTTGATCTAATTGATTTAATCTGTATATTGTAATAATAGCCTCAACATCTGCTTTATTTTGAGATGTGTTGTTTTTAACATCATAACATAAATCACTCCAAGCAGAAAGAAATTGAGTAAGTTCGTAATCTACTGTCTCTACAAACTTAAATTCTAACTCACCACCTGTCTTTTTCAATCCATTGAAATAAATTTCGTTACCTCTTATATTTAGAGGTACTTTACTTAGCTCCGCTTTAGGAACTCCTGCAGTAGTACATCTTAAATTAAGATTAGTTGGTATTGTTAAGCCATTAGGTCCTTTAGTGAATTCAAAATCCCACCTGTACTGTAATGCTATGTTCTGTAAACTTCTTAATTCTGAAATAGTAGGTCTTGGCATTTATCCTCCTTAAAACGCTGTCGTAGTTACATTACTACGAGTTATTATTGTCTTAAATCTTAGTGTCTCAGCAGATTTAGTAGGTTGTATAAATAACCATACTTCCATCTCATTCTTATCTATAACCTCAGCAGTGTTATTTGAGCTATCACATACTACAGAGAAGCCGTAAACACCTCTTCTACTTTGTATATTAGCCATATAATCAGTGATAAGAGCAGTTATCTGAGATCTTGTCGTAGCATCATTAAATTCGAATACAAAGTTTTCTAAAGCTTCTGCTATAGAAGGCTGAATATATACAAGTAATAATCTACAATTTAATCTATCTAGCGCACTAGGATTAGCTTGAAGAGTTTTTTGTCCCCATATCAAGATACCTCTACCTGGAGCAAATCTAATCATATTTATTCCAGTATCATATAATGTATCCATTTGACCTTTAGAAAATCTTTGCTTAACGTCTAAAACGTTAAGTATACCTCTTCTAAAACCAGCTACTGGAAACCATAATTCATAGTTTAAAAACGTCTTACATATAGCAGCTCCTACATATCCATCAGGAGATACCCAAAGCTCCCTATCATTAAATTTATCGTATATTTTAACATGAGCAGTATATAAAGCAGCAAAAGAGCTGTTTATATTTTGTGTGTATTGTCTGTAAGCAACTATATCTGTCATAAAAGAGCTTGATGCTTCTGACGCATATGGAGTAGATAGTATAGCTACACAATCTTGTCTAGTTTCACATATACCCGTAATGTATTTAGAGTAAGCAGTGGTTGCCCAACCACCATCCATAAATACAGTTAAAGGAACTGTCTCATTTTTAAATATATCAGCCGCAGTCATCATATCTGCATCTGTAACAGAAGATCCGTCTGCACCTTGAGCACAAGAAAGAGCTGTTGTTATTTCTTTAGGGTAAAGTATAGAAGCGTTATTAACAATTGCTCTAATATAATTAGATTGCTGTAAAACATCTTCTATGAAGATATTATTATTATCTCCATCTTTAGCTCCCTCTATTATTGAACACTTCCATGCCTCAACTTGATCACCATTGTTGTATACATAAATTATAAAACTTCCAGGAGTTTTAACAGTACTAGCACTATCTCTAAAAGTTAATATCTTGATACTAACATTATTAATCCAAGCACCTTGGTTTATACCCTATCTCAAAAAAGCATCACTAGATGTTGAAGCAGTTACGCCATCTGTCGTACATACCACTGTAAAACCTGAATTACCTGCGTTTATTTTATAACTAACAGTACCTGTATCTGAATTCGTGCAAGTTACTACTTCAGATAGTACTGTAGCTGCA